ATAATTATCTATCACCAGCTATATGGAGTTCGTGGAGAGAACATAGAGATGCATCAAAAAATTGGGGAAGACAAAATAAAGTTTTTAGGAATAATGAAACTCAACATTTGTATTGGGGTGAAGCTGTATACATAAATGTTGGTGAAAGTGGTAGAAGTCATGATGGGAATGCATTAAAAGATACCTATGGTAATGGTAATATGGTTAGTTATGCATTGTATAACTATAATAATCCTAGATTTTTAACATCTTCTTGGAAGGAAAATGTTCTTGCAAGAGAACATGAAGGATATAGACATTCTCATATTGATTGGTTTATTCATAAACTAAGACAAGATTTTAGATTTAATTGGGAGTACTTTCAATATTGTGGTTTCAATGGACAAACTATTGGACAAGATGGTACAGTACATGAAGATACACATTTAAACGATTCTGCTCTTACTAATTTATCATTCTTATATTATGACCAAGAATATTGGGAAGATGACTGGGGTGGTGATTTAATTTTTTACAATAGAGAATATCATGACCATAGTGTCACAGGTATTCCAGAAGATGAAGACCAATACGAAATAGGTAGATTACAATATAAACCTAATCGATTGGTAGTAATGAATGGTGCAATAACACATAGACACCCAGCACCATCAGCCGAATATACTAAGGAAAATGGATTTCCTTTTAGAACAAGTATGGTTGTTCGTGGAGACAGATGTAGTCTTTTTGAGTAACCATAAGTAATAGTATGATAACAAAAACAATTTTAATTATGGGACTGCCTGGCAGTGGAAAAACTTACATCTCAAAATGTCTACTTGAACATTTAGATGCAGACCATTTTAATGCAGATGCAGTCCGAGCCCAACACAATGATTGGGATTTCTCAGAAGAAGGTAGAATGAGACAAGTACATAGGATGAAAGACCTATGTAGAGAATCCGAAAAACCATATGCAATTATGGATTTCGTATGTCCATTTACTCAAGGTCGACAAATTTTAAATCCAGATTATATAATCTTTATGGATACAATCGATAAAGGTAGATATGCAGATACTAATAAAGCATTTCAAAGACCTTTAAAAAATGAAATAGATTATCTGGTAGAAGACCAGAATGGTGAACTTCATTCAGAAGTTATTGCAAGAGAAATACTTGCAGAAAATAAAAGGTTTGATGAAAATAAACCTACTACACAAATGTTAGGTAGATTTCAACCTTTTCATGATGGTCATCATGCACTGTTTAAAAGATGTTTTGATAAAACAGGACAAGTAGTAATTATGGTTCGTGCAATGGAAAACACTGCAAAGAATCCATTTGACTTCAAGACAGTAAAACAAAATATTAAAATGTTTTTACTAGGAGAAGGATACGAAGAAAATGTACACTATATTATACAGAAAGTACCGAACATTGTCAACATAACATATGGAAGAGATGTGGGATACAAGATAGAAGAGGAGTCTTTTGATAAAGAGACAGAATCAATCTCTGCAACAGAGATTCGGAGACAACTTGGATACTCACAGTAAGTCAATTGCAAAAGCATTTTCATGGAGAATTATTGCAACAGTTACTACTGGATTAATTAGTTATTTTCTTACAGGTTCAGTTGAGGTTGCAGCTGGTATTATGACTTTTGACTTTTTCTTAAAATTATTATTATATTATTTACATGAGCGAATATGGACAAATGCCCAATAAAAGAACAAGAAATACTATTTGAATGTGTTCAAGACACAGAAAATAGTTTGTTTGAACCTATTCCAGCAAAAAAAGTTAGACCAGAGTGGTTTAAGAAATTACCTATGTATGTAGATAATTTTAATGAACATACCGAAACTATAAAGAAATGTCCAGCTATGCAAGATTGGATGAACATGGGTTATCTAATTAGAAATAGACATACTGTTCTTGTTGCATTGCATACAGGTGATAAAGACAAAGAACCAGTATCACTTGCACTTGCACTAAGAGATGATATTCCAAAAGATAAATTTAAAAAACTTAGAGAACTGGTTAGGGAATTTAATAAAACTGGTAGTTTAGATGAGACTGATAAAATACATGAGTATTGTATGACACAGAAACTTCTTGTAGAGGAACTAACAGGTAATTATGTTATGGGTGGACATCCAGCTGCTCAAACAAGAGGTAGTGGTTTTGATGATAAGATGGCATTTAAATTTAAGTTGGATTTTTTAATAACAACACCTAAAGGAACTTCTACATATTGGTTAGACCCATTTTTATTTAATAATCCATTCTTTCATGCATGGCAAGGAATAATAGATACCGACACATTTAATCAAATAACAACTAATAATATGTGTATTTTTTATCCCAAAGCAGATAATAGTTTTATTATACCAAAAGGTACACCAATCGTACAAGTTGTACCTTTTGTAAGATATCCATGGAAACACAAAATTGAATATCGTACAAGAGAAGAACTTTTAGAAAAAATGAATGACCCAATTGTAGATTTACTTGAAAAACGAGGTCGTGGTAAAAATAAAATTAAAGACCATGAACATTTTTATAGAAAAAAACTTGCATCTAAAAAGGAGTGGAACTAATGTTTTTACCAATGTTTTCATGGAATGTTTTCAGAACAAATCTTGTAGATGAGGGATACATTACTCATGAACAACTTAATGCAATGAAGAAAGAGTCCTATACCATGAGGAAAGAAAATCCAGTTGGTAGGAATCGTTCTAATAATGCATCTGGTTGGCAGTCCGATGATGGTGTAAACAATAGACCTATATTCCAGTCTTTGTTGAATGGTGTTGAATCTGTTTTTAATAATGAAGTTTTTCCCTATTATATGGGAGAATATAAGAATGATTATGAATTAGAACATGGTAACTATTGGGTAAATATTAATTACAATACTTCATACAATAATCCTCATACACATCCTGGCTGCTGGTATAGTGGTGCATTCTATGTACAGATACCAGAAGAAACTAAAAATGATGGATGGGTACAATTCTTGAGAGGTCAAACACATCATATGTCAGACTTTTCACATATGTCTCGAAGAGATGCAGATAATTTTGGGTTTATACCAAGAGAAGGTGACTTATTACTATTCCCTTCTGCAATGATACATTATGTAGAACCACATAGTAGTGACTTCGAAAGGATATCTATTGCATTTAATAATAGTTTTAGAAATATTCACACTGGTGATTTAAACCAAGCAATGAATGGAAAACCAACATTTAACGATGTCTTAGAGTTTAATGTCTTACCAGATGGAAATCTTGAATTCCCTAAATAACCTTATACAATCAACCTTTTTAGGCATCTTAGGAGAATCATGGAATTGGAATCAATACATTTACTTTGGAATTTAGTTCTAACTGGAATCGTAGCCCCATTTGTGTGGTTCATAATGCAGTTACACAACGAGACAAAACGACTAGAAATATTACTGAATCGTACAAGAGAAGAAATGAATCGTGATTTTGTTTCTAAAGAAGACTTAAAGAGAGACATGGAAAGAATGATGGACTCTTTAGACAACATCAATAAAAAAATAGACGATTTTTTACTTTCAAATCAAAAATAACATAAATAGTATTAGAGAAAATAAATTTCTAATAGGATTATGTTATGGCAGCTCCAAACAGCAAAGCAACACTTAAAGAATATGCATTAAGACAACTGGGTAAACCAGTGTTAGATATCAATGTAGATGATGACCAGATTGATGATATCATCGATGATGCATTACAATATTTTGCAGAGTACCACTATGATGGTACTATTCGTACATTTTTAAAACATAAAATTAATGATAACGACCTTGCAAACCAAAAATCAAATGCAAGTATAGGTCAATCAACTACTGGTTCACATATATCAACTAATATGACATATGAAGAAGGACAAGGATATGTTGTTCTTCCAGAATCAGTATTATCAGTATTAAGAATATTTCCATTTGTAGATAAGTCTGGACTTAATATGTTTGACTTAAGATATCAATTAAGACTAAACGACCTTTACGATATCTCTTCTACATCTATCATACAATATGAAATGGTACAAAACCATATTCAATTATTGGACGAAATTCTAATCGGACAAGTTCCAATTAGATTTAATAAAGCACAAAACAGATTATACTTAGATATGGATTGGACAGCTGCAGTTACAGCTGGTGAATATATTTTGATAGATTGTTATAGAAAAATAGACCCAACACAATTTACAGACATATACAACGATGTTTGGTTAAAAAAATATGTCACTGCATTAATTAAAAAACAATGGGGTCAGAACTTATCTAAGTTCGAAGGAATTCAATTGCCTGGTGGAGTTACTCTACAGGGTAGACAAATCCTAGAAGATGCAAACACAGAAATTGAAAAGCTAGAAGAACAAAGTAATTTATTACAAACCGAATCTGCTCTAATGATGGGTTAATATTATGCCTACAAATGTATATTTTAATCATGCAGTTCAATCAGAACAAAATTTGCATGAAGACTTGGTAGTAGAATCTCTTAGATTCTATGGACATGAGTGTTATTACTTACCACGAACAATCGTGGATGAGGATGAACTCTTTGGTGAAGATACAGCATCTAAGTATGGTGATGCATATCAAGTAGAAATGTACATAGAAAATACCGAAGGATTTGATGGTGAGGGAGACCTACTATCTAAATTTGGTGTAGAGGTAAGAGACCAAGCAACTTTTGTTCTATCAAGAAGAACATGGGATAGATTTGTATCATTAGATTCTAACCTTGCAGTAACAACAAGACCCAACGAAGGTGATTTAATTTACTTTCCTCTGGGAAACCAAGTATTTGAAATAAGATTTGTAGAACATGAGAACCCATTCTACCAGTTGGGTAAACTTAATGTATTCAAACTACAATGTGAAACCTTCGAATACTCACATGAAGAGATTGATGTCGGTATTGCAGAACTAGATAATATCGAAGACCAATTCTCATATCAAGTATCAATGACACTTGGTGCTGGTTCTGGAGACTTTGTAGTAGGTGAAACTGTAACACAAACAGTTGCAACTGGTAAAACTGTATCTGGTAATGTAGTAGATTACTCATCTCAAGGTGCAACTTCTAAAACACTTAAAGTTAATAATATTACATTTAGTGATACAGATGTACCAACTGGTAGTACTATGTTTGTATTATCTGCACAAGCAGGTGCTGGTAATATTGTAGGTGCAACTTCTAATGCTACCAGAGTAATTACAACTGCACCAGACCAATATGCAATGCCTAATGACCCACTTGCAGATAATAAAGACTTTGAAACAGCAGGTTCTAATATCATAGACTTTAGTGAAAGCAACCCATTTGGAAACCTATAAATATAATTATGGCAATATGGTATTTGAATATGTTACAAGAAGATGAAAAAAGAATGAAAGATTTTGACCAAAAGTATCACGATTATTGGCAAAGTAATCGAAGAGCAGAAGTATATAAAAGTGTTCAAGGACATTGGGGTGTTCGATTCTTCGAAGACAAGATGTGGGTAACAGATGAAATATATAAAGGACATAGTGAAGTATATGCAGAATCAGCTGCAGAGAATTATGTATTAGGAATCAAAAATGTTAGGTAAAGCACATTTCTATCATGAAGCAATCAAAAGAGCAGTATCAGTATTTGGTACTATGTTCAATGAGATTGATATTCAAAGAGATGTTGATGGGTCAGCAACTCAGAATGTAAGAGTTCCTTTATCTTATGGCCCTAAACAAAAGTTTATTGCAAGATTAGATTCTGCCGCAGACCTTATGGACAATACAAAGTCAAGGGTTGCAATGACTTTACCAAGAATTGCATTTGATATTACAGGATTAACATACGATGCAGAAAGAAAACTTGGTAAATTAAAACAGTACAAACTGCATGATAGTAGTGATAATTCAGTTTTAAGAACACAGTTTGCACCAGTTCCTTATAATATAAACTTTGGTTTATATGTTCTATCAAAGAATACCGAAGATGCATTACAGATTGTAGAACAAATTCTACCATTCTTTACACCAGACTTTACAGTTACAATGACTACAGTGCCAGGCACTAATGAGAAAAGGGATGTACCTATTATATTATCAGATGTATCTTATACAGACGAATACGAAGGAGACTTCCAATCTCGTAGAGTTATTACATGGAATCTAAATTTTGAAATGAAAACATACCTATATGGTTCTATATCATCTTCTGAAATTATTAGAGATGTTCGTGCAAGAACCTATATATCAGACGATGGTCAAGTAGACTCGACTGCTGGGAGACAAAGTGAGATTAAACAAGTACCTAATCCAACTGGTGCAAGTCCAGAAACAAGTCCACTAAATATAACTGAAACAATAAACTTTTTTGATGGGAATGACTCAGACTATAATACTGATAAAACCAATATTTAATTATGAAAAAATCTATAGATGAAAAACTAGATGAACTTCTAGACATCAACAACGAAGCAGAAGAAGTCGTTAAAGAAACCAATAAACAACTCATTCCTAGGGACTCTGGTGGTCGTTTTGCAGAAAGGAAGGGTGAACAACAGGTTGACTATAAATACACCAGAAACACGCTGTATGGACTTGTAGAGAGGGGTCAAGATGCTATTGAAGGAATCCTAGACCTTGCAAAAGAAAGTGAACATCCGCGAACCTATGAGGTCGCAGGACAATTAATTAAAACAGTATCCGAAACATCTGAAAAGTTATTACAAATACAAAAGATGATGGACGATTTAGAAGATGATAAACCCAAACACCAAACAACAAATCAAAACTTGTTTGTAGGGTCTACTGCTGAATTGCAGAAACTATTGAAGAAACAGAATGCCGAAACCGAAGAATGAAGGATATCTAGGTAATTCCCAAGTAAAAAGAAGTGGGGTTGCCGAAGAATGGGATGACCAAAAGGTTCAAGAGTATTTAAGATGTACTCGTGACCCAGCTTATTTCATATCAAAATACATAAAAATCATATCACTAGATGAGGGGTTAGTACCATTCAAACTCTATGAATATCAAGAAAATCTTATTAATCACTTTAATGATAACAGGTTTAACATTGTCCTTGCCTGTAGACAATCTGGAAAGTCAATCACAGTATGTGCCTACCTTCTTTGGTATCTCTTGTTCCACCCAGAACAAACAGTGGCCATACTTGCAAACAAAGGTGCTACAGCAAGAGAGATGTTATCTCGTATAACAACCATGTTGGAAAATGTACCATTCTTTTTACAGCCAGGCACTAAAGCACTAAACAAAGGAAGTATTGATTTTGAAAACAATTCTAGAATCCTTGCATCAGCAACTACTACATCATCGATTCGTGGTTTATCTGTT